AACGCTTTCCGCACAATCTGCGGCAAAGAGCCTTACGTCTTTTTCATACTCTGGATATATCGTCTCTAAGCACCATATCGCATCAGCAAGACCATTGCTTTTTAAAATCTGCGAAAATTTAACAGGCGTATTTTTCCCATATTTTCGAACACCTCCTAAGGACTTACATAATTTTTTATATCCGCCCTCGCAAGGGCTATGTAATCGTATTTTTTTAAGCGTTGTGGTTATCATTTTATTTTCCCCTTTTATTTGAAAACTCGCATTGTTCTTGCAGCCCAATAAATTCCTTTTCGGTTATTACAGGAACAGGGCAGCTTTCTATATTGTAGGTTTCCATCTGCGCTATGGTTTCCTGATTTATTATTTCAAGTTTTTCTATGAGCTGGTATTGGTTGTAGATTGTTAAATATGGTATGGCGAAAATTGAAATCCCCGCGATTATACCGAGTATGATTTTCATTTTGTGTTTCCTTTGCCGGTTTTGATTAAAATTGTAAGTAGTTTCCGGTTAGTAGGTAGTATCCCCATATTATCAGGTATGGTATGGCGAAAATCGAAATCCCCGCGATAATGTCGAGTAGTGTATTCATTGTCTTTTCTCCTTTGCTGTAAGCCCGTTCATTCAGGCTATACTCTAACTTTAAAGTTTTCAGGCAGAAAAGTAAAGACTTTTTTACCAGATAATTCACGTTAGTTTGGAATATCTGCTATGCAGGAAATGCGTGGCTTGATTTTTGCGGTGAAAATGGTAGAATACGCTATGAAGATAAAGCAAGTGAGCGTTTCCGAATTAATACCATATGTTAATAACTCACGCACTCATTCAGAGGTAGCTAATGGCTAGACCAAAGAACTGCGGCAGGTGTAACAAAACAAAAAACCAATGTAACTGCGGTAGACCCACTGTTATTACTGAACAAGTGCTATTAAAACTGGAGCAGGCATTCACATATGACATGACAGATCAGGAAGCCTGTCTATATGCCGGAATATCTGTCGCACCATTTTACGCATATCAAAAAGCCAACCCAAAGTTTAAAGAGCGAAAAGAGCAATTAAAGAACTCCGTAGCCCTGAAAGCCAAGGCCAATATAGCTCGCAGCATAAATGAGGGTGATAAAGCTGACACGAAATGGTGGTTAGAGCGCAGGCGAAAAGATGAATTTAGCCCGAGATCTGAATACACAGGCAAAGACGGCGGCGACATCCAACATAAGGTAACCGTAGAATTTGCCGGAAGTAAAAATAAAGATACCGAATAAGTTTGAATTTCTGTTCAAGCCGAAACGCTACAAAGTTATGTACGGTGGGCGCGGCGGGGCAAAGTCGCATTCAATCGCACGTGTTTTGTTAATTCTCGGCATGGAGAATCCTTTGCGTATTATATGCGCACGGGAAATCCAGAAATCTATTTCCGATTCAGTCCATGCTCTTCTTGGTGATTTAATCCGTGAACATGGTCTTGAGAGTTTCTACGCTGTCCAGCAGCAAGTCATACGCGGTATAAATGGCACAGAATTTAAATTCCGAGGACTTAAACATAACACTACAGATTTAAAATCGTTGGAGGGCGCGGATATCGTTTGGATCGAGGAAGCAGAGAATGTTTCAAACGGATCATGGGAAATTTTAATCCCCACAGTACGGAAAAACGATTCAGAAATCTGGGTGAGCTTCAACCCGAAAAACATTAGTGATCCAACGTATCAGAGGTTCGTAGCCGCAGCAGATAATGACGTGATTGCGGCAAAGGTCGGCTGGCAGGACAATCCATTTTTTCCTGACGTTCTGGACAAAGAGCGGCGCAAACTTGAAAAGCAAGATCCAGAGGCTTACGCTCATATATGGGAAGGACAACCGGACACAAGGCGTTCCGGCGCGGTTTATGCCAAGCAGATTTCCAAGGCGCGGGAAGAAGGTAGAATTACGCTTGTACCATACGACCCGGCGGGCGAAGTCTTCACGGCGTGGGATCTAGGCTTCGGAGATGCTACGGCAATATGGTGGCTACAGTTTATCGGGAGAGAATTGCGCTGGTTGGAGTATTACGAGAATTCCGGCGAGCAGCTAGATCACTATGCGGAAATCGTCAAGAGTAAGTCCTATAACTATGCGCGGAATGGTCATTATCTCCCGCATGACGGAGGACATGGCAATATACGCGGCGATAGCGTGTCAAAACAATTAACCGAGCTAGGCTTGGGGAATGTTGTTTTAACGCGAGAGGCTGATATAAATCCGGGCATCGAGCTGGTTCGGCAAACTATAGCCTACAGCGTTTTTGACGCGCAAAAGTGCCGTGATGGGATTCACGCACTGGAAAGCTACGGGTATGAGTGGGATGAAGACCGAGGGATTTTCAAGGCAAAACCTCGGCATGATTGGTCAGCGCATGGTGCTGATGCTGCTAGGTACGCGGCGCGGGCAGCGAGCAGTAGGAAAGCTGGTCTAGTGCGGCAATCTGATCCATACGCGCAGCAAGCAGGAAATCATGGCTGGATGGGGGCTTGATTGCTATATTGATAAATGCTATTATTTTTAAACCCTTCGGTTTTAGACCGATTGTAATCAATACCGGCGGTGCGCTGGTCAATATCCTGATCCAAGGCGTAAAAATTGCCGGATATTGTTAAAGAAGCCCTAAAAAAGGCAGAACATGCGAAAGATTATTGGTCTGATGCCTATAGAAAGGCTTCGGAAGATATCGATTTTTTGTCTGATGAGCCCGGAGCGCAATGGGATACGAGAGATTTTGAAAATCGCAAACGTAAAAACCGTCCAGCCCTTACCGTCGACCAGTTAACGCAGTTCGTAAATCAAGTTTCAAACGACATACGAATGAATACGCCGACAATTAATATCATTCCGCATTCTGGCGGTGCTGATATTGAGACGGCAGAGGTATATCAAGGCTTGGTGCGTGATATTGAGCAAGATAGCAGCGCAGATGATGCGTATGACTATGCCGTAAATATGGCTGTGAAATGCGGGATAGGATTTATAAGAATAGACCATAAATATGCGTATGATGATTCCTTTGATCAAAAATTATGTTTCGAGCGCGTTGTCAATCCGTTCTCTGTTTTGCTTGATCCAAACAGTATCATGCCCGATGGATCGGATGCAAAATATGCATTCGTTTTTGATGAGATTTCCGAGGAAGAATTCAAAGAAAATTTCCCTGATAAAAACCCTGTGTCGTTTGATGATCAGGACGAAAGCTTTGACGAGGAAAAGCAGAAAATTACTATTGCCGAGTATTTCAAGATTGAAGAAGAGGAATACACTTTAGCGCAATTACAAGATGGCACTACAGCAGAATATGAAGAAGGGATGGATGCAGTTGCTACGCGCTCCGCGACAAGGCGAATTGTTCGCAGGTATAAGTTATCTGGTCAAGATGTTTTAGAAGAAACACTATTCCCCGGCAGCCATGTGCCACTAATTCCGGTTTATGGCGAGGAGGCTTGGTCTGACGGAAAAAGAAATCTGCACAGCCTGATACGCAAGGCAAAAGACCCACAGCGGCGTTATAATTACTGGTGCAGCGTCGAAGCTGAATTGCTTATGAAGTCACCTAAATCCACGATTATTGCGGTTGGCGGCACGACTGAACAATACGCACAGGATTATAAAGATCCTGATAACGCTATTGTTTTGCGGTATGACCAAACGGATGCCAAGGGCAACCCTGCCCCGCCGCCACAAATGAATCCCGGTCCACAAATTCCAGCAGGTATTGTGAACGCTATGCGGCAAGCAGCGGATGATATTAAAGCCACAATGGGCTTATATAATTCATTCCTAGGGCAAAGAAGTAATGAGACTTCCGGCGTAGCAATCCAGCAGCGCAAGATGGAAGGTGACAGGGCGATTTATCACTATGGCGACAATCTAACGCGGGCTATCACGCATTGCGGGCGGGTGATCGTTTCTGCAATTCCTGAAATCTATAACACTCCGCGTATTGTCCGTATTATTGGCAAAGAGGATGAATCCAGCGAAATTGGTATAAATGGCATGATGGCAGAAGGGCAAGAGCGTCCGTTTGACTTGGAAAAAGGTCAATATAGCGTAAAGGTTACAACGGGAGCGAGCTTTGCAACGATGCGTCAAGAAGCGGCTGACTTCTTCCAGCAGGTCATACAGTCGCAGCCGCAGCTCATGGAGGTTGCGGGCGATCTTATGTTTAAATATATGGACTTCCCCGGCGCAATTGCCTTGTCAGAACGTATGAAAAAAATTATGAATCCGCAGTTTTTTGAAGATGATGGGCAAGATCCGCAGGTTATGGCACTGCAACAACAAAATGAGCAATTACAGCAAGCTATGCAGCAATTACAGGGCGAGGCACAGGTTATTCAGCAGCAATTACAGGATAAGCAAGCCGAGATACAGATCAAGGCACAAGAAGCCGCTCTGGATGCACAAGAAGGTCAAAATAAACAGGCTATAGAGATACAAAAGCTCCAGCTTGAGGAGCAAAAAATGCAAGCAGAATATGAAATTAAACAAGCCGAGATCATGCTTAAAGAGCGCGAACTTGACTTAAAAGAAGCAGAGGCTGTTATCGCCTCTCAAGAACGCATGAATGGCGTTACACAAGAGATACCGCAATCGGGCGGTGTATAAAACCGAAAAGGAACTAAAAAATGACTGAAGATAATGATTTTGACATTGATATTGAAACAGAAGCCACGGACGAGCAATCAGAAGCGGCAAGTGAAGATATTAACGAAAATGAAGGCGTAGAAGATACCGAATCAGAAGATTCTGATGCTGACGTTGGCGAAGATGATGCCGATGGTGGCAAAGATATTCCGAAAGAAGTTGAAAAAGCCCTTCGCAAAAAAGATCGTTACAACAGAAATTTATTAGCGCGATTAAGAGAGACAGAAGCCAAGTTGCAACAGATGCAGCAGCAACCTAAAGCACAAGCAGATGCCGGAGAGCCTCAAGAAGCAGACTTCGATAATTACGGAGATTTTCTACAGGCTAAAATCATGCACCAAGTAAAACAGGAAATGATGGGTAATCAGCGAGAGCAGCAGGAAGGTGCTTTGACATTTCAGCAGCAACAAATAAGGGAGCAGCAAGACGAGATTGTCGGAAGTCAGGTGGAAACACTTGTCAATGAAAACGATGATTTTAAAAATGTTTTGCAGTCCAACATGCAAATAGTTGATTCAATGCCGGATCATATTTCCGATCTTGTTTATCAAATAGATAATGCTGTTGTTGGTGCTTATGCCTTGGCAAAAGAAGGAAGGTTACAAGACCTTTACTCTATGCAGCCGCAAATAGCAGCAGCAGAAATGATCGCAGCCGTCCAACGCGGGAATCAATATCTTGAACAAGGTGTTCAACCCCGCAAACCAGCACCGCAACCGATGAAATCCCTCAAAGGAACGGGTAATGCTGGTTCTAAAAATCTGGCGAATATGTCGCCGGATCAAATTGTAAATTGGGTCAATTCATAGGAGAAATAAATGGCTAATACATTCAATACAATCAAAGACGCACCCGGCATTATTGCCAAGGCTGCGGCTAAAATGCTGGAGAACGAATTGCATTTCTGTAAGTCGATTGCTCGGGCTGATAAATCTGATTTTGATGGGAAGAACGGCTTTAGTGCTGGTCAAACCATCTATATCAACAAACCGCCTCGTTTTGATACGCAAAGCACTTTTGATATTACATCATCTTTGCAGGATATCGAGGAGGAAAAAGTACCTTTAACACTTGACGTTATTTCCACAATCGGTCTTGGTACTGATTCCTTGGAGTTTGCGTATGAAATCCAGCTTAAAAACTACTTAAAGCGTGTTGTAAAGCCTGCTGTAAGCCGGATAGCACAAGACGTTGAAGTAAAAATGCTGGAGAAGGCCACCGACGCTGTTTATAACAGCATTGGTACAGCCGGAAGTAACACCTACAATACAGCTACTATTTTGGCGGCAAAAGCTCGGCTGACAAAAGGTACTGCACCTTTTGGTGATCGATTCTTGCTTTTGGAATCTACATCAATGGCTGATGCTGTGAATGCTCGTAAGGGTTTATTCCAGTCGAGTACTGACATTGCAAAGCAATACAAGAACGGCTATGTAGGCCGCGCCGATGGCTTTGAGTGGATGGAAAGTGAATTGCTTAATAGCCACGAAAACGGTAATGATGTTGCTTTTGAAGTGCGTACCACTGTATCCACAGAAGGCGCAACAGATATTGTTGTTGAAGGTCTGACAACTACTACAGGCACAGTTAAAAAAGGTACTGTGTTTACGGTTGCTGGCGTTTATGCTGTGAATCCTATTACGAAAGTTCAGCAAGAGCATTTGCAGCAATTCGTTGTTGTTGATGATGAAACAGCCGATGGATCTGGTTATGCCACTCTTACGGTTAGCCCAGCTATGTACACAAGCGCATCTGATGGCTTGCAGAACATATCCGGCTTCCCGACTGATGGCGATGCCATTACTCCGGTTGGTTCTGCTTCTACAGCATACACGCAAGGTCTTGCATACCATAAGGATTTTGCCCGCATGGTGTCCTGTCCATTGGTTATGCCAACAAAAGCAGAGTTTGCGGCGCAGGAAACTGTCAATGGTATCACAATTGCGATTATTCGTGATTTCGACATCAACACACGCAAGATGATTACCCGCCTTGATTACCTTGGCGGCATTGCGGTAGATCGTCCTGAATTTGCTACACGCTTACCTAAATAATATGAGTGGGGGCTCATGCCCCCATTTCTTTAACCAAACATTAACAGGATGAAAAAAATGAAAAAACTATTAGCTTATACAT